ACGCTAGTTGACTTTTCTTCTTTCTGTCTTAAACTTCGTTGCATTGCTCAAATCAAGCCCTGCGAAATCGTCGCATTTTGGGTTGATACAAACCATTTTTAGTTCCTGAAACACATCGGTTGAGCCTTCTTCGCTGACAAATCTACTGCCGGCAATCATCATCTTGCCGCCGCAAGTATCGCATTTCACGCCCCACCACCTCCTTCCACGTTCATGGCGTATGGTCTGGGTTGCCTGATATGCTCACGTATAAGCGTCTTTGCCTGTTCCTCATATGCCATGGGGTCATTGCGCTGCAACATTCGCAGTTGATTTCGCGCTTCGTCGGGGAGCGTCAGTTCAATCTCCCGCATTTCCTTCGCCATTATCTCCCACATGAATTGCTCGTTTTCCGCCCTTCTCTGCGCTTCTTCGCCTGTCCTTGCCTCAATCAAGCCTTCCTTGTCGGGGATGATGCCCTTCTTAACCCGTTCAAGCCACTCGACAAAGGTTATCCTGTCCTGTGCCAACAGGTTATCAAGCGTCTGCTGCTGTGCGGCTTCGTCAAACGGGCTGGACGGGCTTACGTCTATGCGCAGCTTCAGGCGCATTTGCTTGAGTGTTTCTGTATCGAGCGTGACAACCTGTTTCGCGCCGTCTTTAGTAATCTCTATCTGTCTGTCCGTGTACTGCGTATACTTGGACATCCAAAAATCGAGCCATATTAAGCCGACGTCCTCGATGTAACGGTAAAATCTCTGCTTGATATTGTTGAGCGGCACCGCTGCGTTTTTGCTGTTGACGATGATAGCTGATGTATTCGTCGGCGCAGCTTCTCCGAGTATGGATTCATTCGCGCCCGCAGCTTCCTTTGTCAGCGTAATAAACATCGTAAAGAAGCTCTGTACCGCCGCCGACAATTGCGCTGGCTGCATGTACTGTGCAACTGCGCCCACGCCTCCGGCGGAAGCGGCATCATTTACGGCTATAGCCTGTGTAATGTCGTTGCTTATCGACGTTATTCGTGATTTATCGTAAATCATCCGCGTAAACCCGTGCCGGTATATCCATAGGGCAATCATGGAAGCAAGTTTATCTATGATAACCTGGTTCTGAATGAGTGAGGTCATTTCCGCTTCGCCATGACAAGAACCCTTGCGGATATCCCAGTTCATCCATGCCACGGGGTAACGGTGTAGTCCGGTGTCCCACGTGTCACGAATCACGACATATTCCGTTGACCGCCTCGCCATGATGTGCCATTTTCCGTCTCTGTATTCACGCCACATTTTCAGCAGGACAATGCACTTGCCGCTTTCTTCATCCTCGTTCAGTTCTATTTTCGCCCTGTCGCCAGCCTGGTTTCCCGTCTCATTGTCGGGCGTGATGTTCTCTATCTCAGCCTCTATTTCATCTTCGGACATGCCCCTCTTTTCGGCTTCCCTGCGGAATTCGTCCCGCACTTCCTTGACGTTCTTGCGGAAGGCTATAATGATGTAGGGCTGGACCGGTCCATACACGTTGTTGATTTCAGGGGTGTTCACATCGCCCAAAAACACGTTGACATTATCGACAAGATGCCCGTTTATGTCGCCCATGATTCCGTTTCCGGCATCTATGGATTCATCCCAAAACCAAAAGCTCACCATATCGCCGGATATTGCGGCATCCAATAGGCCGTTTGAATTCATCTCGTCAAACTTTGTGTTTTCAGCCACAGTCCGGGCGTAATCGGTCAATTGTGACGCGATTTTCCTTTGAAGAAGCGACAATTCGTCGTTGGCATCATCAGACACACCTTGCGGGGTGAAGGTCATTGACACCCTGTCGGACATAACCATCGCAACCTTAAAGTCAACTATCCTTTTAGCGTACGGCAGTACCGCCGCAGGAAGTCCGTTAGTTCTGACGCCCTCCCAATGCCGCTTGGTGTAAAACCGCTCGTTCTTGTCAACTGTCTTGTATAGCTCAAGACTGTTTTTATGTCCAATTCCTATTTGATATTGCCGCCAATCTTTTGTTCTGTCCAAGGTTCATCACCCCTTTTCTTCTTCCTCTATGTCGCCCGTGAAGCCGAGTATGTTTTTCAGCCCTTCTGCAAAAAGGTCGTCCGCCTTAATCTGTTCACTGTGTTGTTTTGCCTCGTTTACCGCATCCTGCACGGCTATGACGGGATTTTTAAGCGGTGGGGGCGCAATACCTTTCGCCGCATTCATACCAAGCCTCAGACCAGTTCTGAAGCCTAAATACAAGCATAAAAAAAGCACTATGCCTAGTGCTGTAGAGATTATGATTGTTTGCATTATTCATCCACCGCCTCGTATGTCATTTCAAAAATGTCAGGCTTGCAAGGATAAAATTCTCCTTTTACGCCCTTGATAATATAATCGCCTATGCCTGCAATATGTTCACCTTCAAGAGTTTTAATAATAAGACCGCCTCTTACCTTACTATGGTCTATATAAAAGTTGTCTCCTGATGTCGTCATATATTCGTTTGTCTTTCCCGTTAAAAAGTCAAACATATCTCTGTGATTCTCGCCTGTCCATTGTAATGCTTCGATTACTACTGGTTTTTTACGATATTTCATCCTCTCACCCTCCATAATTCAAATATTCTGAGGTTACTTCTCCCCCGAAGTAGCTTTCTTCTTCTTTGCCGTCATTGTAGTAGGCTTCGTCGATGTCGTCGTTTATCGGCTGAACGGTAGGCAACAACCGCGATGAGCAGAAATACCTTATCATATCGGGATAATGGGTAATATCGTGGGGTTGTGTCGCAACGTCGTTAGGGTTCTTCTCGCTTCTCTGGATTGTGGTCAAGTGTTTCCACAAATCTGGGTCAAGCCCTTCATCAAAGGTCAAGTTAGCCGTTTTGTAGACTTCCCCGGTCTGTTCGTCCCTTACTTCATAAGGTTTCAGCCATTCATGGACGTTAAGCCAGCCCTGCTCACGGTCGTTTGACACTCTGTAAAGCAATATACCGTTTTCGTAGAATATCTGCGCCGCTGATTTACCCGTGTCCTGTCGCCTGTTCCACAGGTCGGGCGGGGCGTAGTAGGCTTCAATCTTTTCCTTGCCAGTAAACTTCTTTATAGCCTCGGCAGCTTCGGAGATTATCAGGTTTTTCTTCCGTATCGCCCTGTAACATCTAGCCTTGCCGTAGTTATTAACCCAAAACCACCCGACAGCGAGGCTGTCAAAGCCGTAGTCAAGGGCAACATAACGCTTGTACCACTCAGGTATATTCTGCATAGGCTTGACGATGTGGATTTCCTTCCTAAGTTCCGGGAACGCAAAGCCGCATAAAGAAGTAAAGCGTCCGTACTGTCGGGCTTCTCTTTCTTCCTCGGTCATTGTAGCAATAAGCTTGTCGATTTCCTCTTTCGACAACCAGGGATTATCTTCCCATTCAGCCATCCAGTATTCAATGTCCGGGTCGTTGCGTTCGTTCAAGTAAACAAGGTTGTATATCCATGTCAACCCTTTGAGCGGGGTCATGGTAAACCATATATCACCCTTTTGGTCTATGATACGCATTTGACATTCCTGGAATACGTCTAAGGGCGGTTCTTCGTCAAACCAACAATTTGAAACAAGAGAAGTACCTACAAAAAATCTGTGATAGCCCTCTATACTTAAATCGTAAACGTGTTTCTCTCCAACATCTTTCCTGTTTTTAATGGTTGCGTACCTATTTTTGGCTAATTCGTTGTGCTTTTTATAATATTTTTTGCTTTCTTCTGTAATGCCACCGTCCTTATGCCAACCTTGCATAGATTTCCTTGATTTTCTTCCCTCTGCAACTGCTAATACTTTTGTTACTGCTTCTTCCTTGCCTACTATCCCTACTTCTTCGGCAAACTTTTTTACATAATCAGCAGATGAAATTGTAACCCACCATTGATTTCTCCATTTTTCGTCTTGTTGTTGTTTTTCACTTACTGATGAACGTATACCTAACCGCCATAACAAAAGGCATACATCTTCTGCAAGTCTTTTAGATGTTGTCGCATATCCGATTATATGGTTTGTCGCCCACCCATCACCTGCATATAGGTAACTTAAGAATAATGCTATCTTGTCATTTGAAGATTTAAATATCCAATCTGGTACGCTCTTTTCGTAAGCTAGTTTGTTATCGGTTATATCCCAAAAATCTTCCCAGTTTAAAAACCAATCTGGAACATGGCCGTTGTTAAATGTCTTTTTTCTAACATAAGCACCACTTGGCAAATATGTTATAGCTTTTTCAACAACATCCTCTGCCCCCATTGTTATTTTTTTCTGCGGAACACAACCCTCACTCAAAACAAGCCCTGTCCATACATAATAGGCATCTTCTTTGTTTGAGATTTCTTCTGGTTTCCAACCCATACGGGCTTGATATATCCTATCCGCCTTTTCTGCTTCAACCTTTGTTTTGAGGCTTGTATATACTTTATGGTCTGGTGTACATTGAAGATTCAAAAATCTACCCGTTTGTAACTCGATTGTATTTCTAATACCCTTATCGTGTACGGCTACAACCTTTTTATTGACGTAATCTCCGTGGTCGTTTACAGTAACAACCATATCCCCGGCTTTTACATCTTCAATAGGCTTGTATGTACCGTCTGCCATAAACACACGTTGCCCCTCGGCTATGCACCAACCTAAACTAGCACCCTGAAATGCTTCTCTCCCCTGTTCGCAGGTTTTAAAGCCTATTGTCTGCCCGTTTCTGAGAATAATTTTGTCAATGATAGAGTTCTCGGGGTCGTCCTTCTTGCCCTTGCGGATGATTATATCCTTGATTTCCTTCTTTGGCAGCCAGGTTAATATTTCCTTTTGTGCAACGTCACGCTGAACATCGTTTGTCAGCGATACCACCCAACCGGAGGAAGGCTCTAGCGGCCTGAATCTGCTATAACCAAGCGCATGTGAAACGGCTTCAACTGCTCCGGCGACTGTCTTTCCGACACGGTTTCCGCCAAAAAAAGCCTTCATACGTTTTGGGCTTGTATGAAAGGCTATCTGCTTTTTATGGATTTTTTCGCCTATATTGTACGTTTCCAGCCGTTCTTCTTTCAGCTTGCGCCGGATTTCAGCCTGATTCTTCTCTATCTGTCGCTTTAGGTATTCTATGCGCTGTTGTTTTTCAAGTTCATTCATTGTTGACCTCCCAATACGCATTAACCTTCTTGCAATTCGGGTCAAGTCTACCACTGAACACCGCCTTGCCACAATGGATGCACTGTGCAATACTTCTCGCATTAAAGCGGTTAATTG